CCAATTGTTGCAACCGATGGATGTCCAGCACAATAACTTCCTAATGTAGTTAATAAATTATAATAGTTAGTATAATTTACATTTGTATTTTGAATTATTGCTGTTCCCATAGTTTACAATTGTATACCGCCAAAATATTGATTCGACTGGTCAGGAAAAATCTGAGTTTGATTACCAACTGATTGATTGTATTGTGGAATAAATTGAGAATATGCGATAAGATAGTTTTGTAATCTTAATGCATAGTAATCAGCGTTATTCAATGCCTTTGTTAGTAGATAATCAATTTCACCTTTAGTGGGTGCAATTCCTTGTTCTGATTGTTGCTTAACTGCACCATTAGATTTGAATTGGACACTGCTAAAAGGGATGTATTCCACACAAGCATACCATATTAAAGTATTCTTGATATGGTCATCTAAAAGGTCTTGATAATATGCAGATAATGTACCCACAGTATTAGTTAGAATCTGTTGTTGTAAAAAACCAAATAAGACCGTACCCAATAAGTTCTTTAAGTACTTATCCTGTGCTGTTCTACAAAATGGTAATAGAGCATCTGCATCTATTGCTCCTTGTAAGGGAGTATTTTTGATTATATCGTTTCTGTTTATAAAAAGTGCGTACGCCATATATTTTAATTTAATTTATTTCCGTTATCATCAAACATATCATATTCTCTTCTAAAGAATGCTGAACTCATTGTTGTTGGTAATGCATCTTGTGTAGTTGCATCTCCACTCTCATCGACCGTTGCAGGATTTTCCATTTCTTTATTAGTTTCATCTGCAACTTGTGATATTGTTTTATCAGTATCTTCTGCTTGTTGAGAAAGAATAGCTAATGGAGTTAATTGGTCAAAGTATAATTGTGCATCTTCCCATCCACCTTCAGTTAACGCTGCATCTAATGCATTTAAGATAAGGTTTTGGAATGGAGATATTGTCATTGTTTGTAAGATACTAAATGCTGTCATCATCTCTTCTGATTGAGAAGAGAAACCATTTGTTTTAGTTCTTATACCAAACAAAAGAGGAGAGGTAACTCTATGAGCAACCAGGATTCTATCTTGTATAAAATCAGCAACATATTCATATTTTTCATGTAAGTTATCTATATTAATTGTATCAATTGATGGTTTACTTTCTGGACTATCGTTGAATGATAACATAAAACGACCTGCGTTATCCGTACCTGTAAACTTCGCTTGAACTAAATCTTCTATTGTTTGTCTTTCTTCAGGTGCAGGAACTCCATTGTTAAAGTTAATCATTACCGCTGGTAAGAAACCATTTGTAATGTTATTAAAATGTAAGTTACTTATCTCACCTTCTGAGATTGCCAATTGTATTGCAGAAATCCAATCTGGAAGTGAATAGTAGTACAATCCAGGACAATAATTCTTTATGTAAAGGATTTCCATCTTTTCATTAGATGTACCGAAAGCAGGAATCTTTTTCTTATCCTTAATTCTTCTTTGGTCATTCCAATCATTACAATAGTAAAAGTTTTCAATACGAGGATTGTCATAAATCTTTTCAGCACGAATTGTTTGAATTGGTACGTGGAAAAACTTAATTATCTTAGTATGTGAATCATCCCAATAGACTTGGAATGCTGCATTACCAAATAGTTTCAAATCAAACGTTACTCTTTTAACTTCCTCTTGTGGAAGTAACTTTTGTAACACTTTATCAAATCCTTCTCTCTTAGAGTATAAACCTTTACCAAAGATTAAATCGGCAATACCTTCGATAGATGCTGCATTGGTTGTTGATACATTGAATGCAGAAATAACTGCATCAAAGAAATCATCTTGTCCATAAACACCGAAAGGCACCCACGTGTAACGAGTTTTTGTATCCTCAGTAATAATCGGTAATTGATTATTGTTTACATTAATGATTGAAAAGTTCTGTTTTTTATTCATATTAGTCATATATTACATATTTGTTTTGAGATACATGAGATACTTCGTTACCATCTAATGGGATTTGGTTCTCATATATAGATTTATCAACTGATTGAGAATGATAAACTTGTACCGAACCATGCCAAATTGGAACTGAAATTGAACCTGATGCATTAAGGATTGTTGCTCTATATTCACTACCCACAACTGCACCACTTATACTTGCAGTAAATGCAAGGATACTTTCATATTCTGTATATGATGCTGATGTTAGAGATGCAGTAAAAGAATTTAACCCCATCATATCAGTTAAACTCATTGTGAACGAATTAGACCCCGTTGGTTCGGTTCTAATAGTAAATCCGTTGGATTGGGAGATGAAATAGGCCAGCATTATCTATGTGTTTACTAATAATAACACCACTTTGGGTATATATAGTTAAAAAAAAAGGTATCCGTATAGGATACCTTTCTATTGTGTTTATACTCAACTAATTTAATTAGTTTCCGTATACTATTGTATAGTTTTGTGTTAAACCACTTAATGCACTTGATACTGTTGAACCGGATAAAAATGCTGCTGGTTCTTTTTCCATTCCGTCAAAAGTCACTGAATAACCAAAAAGGTCTCCCAATGCTCCACCAGTTTGAATAGTTCCTGCAGTCACATCACATCCTTCTTTTTCACCTGCTAATAAAGATTCACCATTCAATGTCCACAAAATGATTTGAGGACGGCCATAAGCCATCAACTTCAATTGTGTAGTCATTTCATTGGTTAACTTCTTTAAGTTTAAAGTTGTTTGTTGAGAGAAGAAGGTTGTACCATTTTCTCTTGATGTATTAACTGTTTCAGTATAGGCACTCGTACCTTTTAATTGGTAGTAATACAAAGTACTTCCAGAAGGAAGAGCTGTTACTTGTCCATTAGCATCTTTAGTAAATGAGCCTGTAGTGTAATTGATAAAATAAACTCCTTGAAGTCCACCTACCGATTCTCTACATACTTCATTTCTTCCAGCTGTTAATCCACATTGACCTGATGTATATGCCATAATGTTGTTATTTATTTAAGTTAATTAAAAGGGTGAGTGTTACCCCACCCTTTATTATATTTTATTAGTATGCTCCGTAATAAACGATATCACCTGCAATACCGAATTGAACACCAGATGTAAATCTCATGATAATTCTGTAATTTTGTGAACCGTCGATGTCTGCCATATCGATAACTTTAACTTGGTTGTAATCACTTAATAAACCAGTTCCGAAGAATAAGTTTGATTTTTGTGCTGCAACGATTTTGTTATCACTCATACCAGGACATAATACAACGTCAATACCATTGTAGTTATAAGGTTTTTCCCCAATAACGAAATTATTTTGGTAACCATTTGCACCGATGTTAGTAACTGTTGTACCTGCAGTTGTTGAAGTACCACCAGTTGCTTGTTGCCATGCTCTTGCAACACCTGTACCTACGTATAAAACTAAATCTTGCTTACCATAAACAGTAGTTGGGATAGTTTGTACGATAGAATCAAATTTAGCAATAACGTTTGCTGAAGTTACACTACCAGAGATGATTGCTGAAGAACCACCACTTGCTCTTGCTGGTAATACTGCGTTACCTGCTGCTACTGAAGCAGAGAATAAAGTTTCGAAACCTGTGAAAGAACCATTAGTTGAAGTTCCTTGCCAGATGTTTTGTTCTGTTGCTTCTGCAACTTTACCACCAACGTAAGATACTAAATAATCGTTGAATGATTTTGGAATCTCATCAAATGCTGAGAAACCTAATTGTAATGCCTCCCATGAAGCTAAGAAATCTTGCTTACATAATTGGATGTTTACTTGTAACTCTTTTGGAGTTAATACTTGTTCAGAGATTGTTACTGAACCTGTGTTTGTTACGAAATCGCAAGATGCATCGTTAACTAAGTTAGCAACTGAAATCTTTTGGATAACTGATTTGTACTTCACGTTTGGCATGATAGTAACCAATTTCTTATCCAATGTGTTTGCACTTAACAACGCTGCTGCGATGTATCCTGATGCTGCCTCACCTGCGTATGTACCGCCAGAGATAGTAGGATTAGCGAATTTTTGAATTTTGTTCATTGTTTTTTTTCTTTTGAAATTAATAATTTATTTATAAAGTTTAGATAAGAATGAAGATTGGAAATCACCAGTCTTCTTATTATTTAAACCTTTATTTCCTGTTTGTGTTGAGAATTTAGAAACGTTTTCAGTTGGAGCACCATCTAATTTTGGTAACTCTTCTTCTGCTTTAATTCCTGCAACTTCTTCAGTTACTTGAGAATCTACTGGAGGCATCATCGCTTCTTCACACTTAACTAATCTAGCTTCTAATTCTGAAATTCTATATGCTAATTTAGTTAAATTGATTTCAACATCACCTTCACTATCATCACCTGCTTCATCTGAAGATTCAGTATCTTCTGGAAGTGGTTCAACTGTTGCATCTTCTTCCGATGCTTTTAATGTTCCTTTTTCAACTTGTCCTTTAGAATCAGGCATGACGTTTTCTTTATCTTCGTTACCTGCTTGTGGGATGTCTTTAACTGGAACATTTTCTAATTCTACATTTTCTCTTTCTGTGATTAAACCATCTTTAACAATTACTTTGATAAGGTTTTCATTACCGCTTTCGTCTTTTAAAGATAACTCATGTTCACCATCTGGTGCTGGAGTCTTAGTTCCATCTTCTGCAACTACTTCGATTGCTTCACCTACATCAAATGTTTTTGATTCAACGATTGTACCGTCTTTTAATTTTGCGTAAGTAAAAGTTACTGATTCTTCTAAGTTAAGAATACTCATTATTTTACTTAATACTGTTTTTGAATTCATATCTTTTCGAGTTTGTATATGCTATAATAACATATGGTTTTAAAATTATAGTTATTTTTTGTTTATTTTTTTATGTAGTAAGTTGGAATGTACCATTACTTGTGAATGTATGATATGTGTATCCACCTGATGAAGTTATATTACCACCTGTTGCTTGTGTGTTTCCTAGATATCTAATGATAACTACACCACTACCACCAGAAGCACCGAATTGACCGGTTTGAATTCCAGCCCATCCACCACCTCCACCGCCACCGGTGTTAGGTGTTCCCGCAGTTCCTGATACTCCTGTTGAGATAACTCCTACATTAGCACCATTACCACCACCACCAGTCGCACTACCACCAAATCCATTATATCCTGCAGTGGGTTTACCTCCTGATGCTCCACCACCACCTGCGTATTCTATACCATCTAACCAAGTGATACCTGTTCCACCATTACCAGCAACTGTTACATTACCAGCAACGATTGTTGGAGTTGAACCCGAAGTAATTGCTCCACCTCCACCTCCACCACCACTTTGTATTTGATTTGCAGCAGTTGCACCATCTTTTCCTTGTCCATTACTACCAGTGCCGGGATTACCACTATATGCTCCACCAGTTACTATTGCACATGATGCTCCTCCGCCTGAACCTCCGTTTAAAGCATCAGCAAAGTAGTTGACAGTAAATCCACCACTAACGGTCGTCTTACTACCACCTCCTCCACCTCCACCTAATGCGGTGTAAGTTAAGTTACCACCATACATTTGACTTGGTGTACCACTACTTCCCGTACATTGTGTTGCTGAAGTACCTACTGGTAAATTACCACCACTACCACTATTTCCAACTACTATTGTTAAAGGAATAGTTCCAATTCTTTCACTACCGGTTATAAATCCACCAGCACCTCCACCACCAGCACCTCCTTGTGATGTAACACCACCTCCTCCTCCACCTCCTACGATTAAGTAGTCGATAAGAGTTCCTCCTGCTTGATAGAATCCAAAATTATGATTAAATCCCATTATACTAAGTTTTTAGTTGATACTACATATGTGTTAGAAGTATTAGTTGATACTAATGAAAGTATATCTACCTTACTACTACCTAATGATGCTGTATATTGTAAACCTGATGGTTGTAACATTATAGGTGATAGAGATGCAGATGAGTTAGTACCTGTGGTAATAACTACTGTTGCACTCACACCTGCTGCTAAGTTGATAGGTTTAATATGTGTTGTTGCGTTATTTGCTAGAGTTAGAGTAAAGTATGTTCCTGCACTTAAATCTAAAGATGCTGTTGATGATGCGATAGTTACCGGTACTACGTTTTGTTTTACCGAACCTGTCACTACTAATCCACTCTTTACGTTTGTTGGTTTCCATAAATCGATTACGTTTGTAGGGAATGCAATTGCAACATCATTTCCATTATATTGCTGATTAGCAAATATCATTGGTACGGAAGTTGGATAATATCCAGTATATGAGTTCCATCCAATACCCATACCTGCGTAAGTATCAGCATCTAAGAAATTAATTGTTGAGAATACGTTTGTTGGGTCAGTAGTATTATCTACATATACTGTGATACCACTATATGCACTACCACTATTGTTAGAGTTCTTTGCAAGGGTTATACTCGCATCAGTACTATATAAACCTAATCCTCCAAAGCCAGAAATAGAACCTTGTGATAATAATCCACCACCATTGATTGTTAAACCATTACCACCCGCTACATTAATAGTTGTTTGACCATTAATGGTATTACTATTACTTCCAGTAAGTTGTAAACTACCTGTCAATTGTATTGCAATACCACCTGCATTGGTAATCGTTTGTTTTCCTACGAATGAATTACTACCCGTAGTTGCAAAACTTCCAGTTAAATTACCTAATGTATTCCACTTAGTATCATTACTACCAGTATAGGTAGCAAGAGTACTATTCTTTGAATTTTGAGATGCAGTAAATGCATTTAGAGCTGTATTTACTAAACTACCAGTTTGATTTGCGGTAACTATAGCTGAACCATTTATAGTTGCACTACCTGTGATACCTAAACTACCTGTTATTGTAACATTCTTTAAGAAATCAACTCTATTGTTGTTTCCAAAAGAACGGAAGATAATACCATCGTTTGCTGCGTTATTTGTCTGTCCACCACCTACAAATAGAACACCATATGTTGCTTGAGTTGCTCCATCTATATACGCTCCGAAGAAACCAATATTATTATTACTATTTGCTGAATCATCAATGGTGTGTCCTGCAAAAGGTGCAGAACCTGTATTTGCACTATTTACATTAACTGTATCATACGCATATTGTCCGTATAAATTAAGAGGTGTATATTCACCACCCGTTGTATCTAATGATAATTTTACTAATGAATCATCACTTGTTTTAACATTAAACTCAGGTCCTGAAACACTAAAACGTCCTTTGTTTTGTGTTAGATATGAGTTTAAGAATATAATACTTTGTGAACCCGTTCCTACTGATAAGTTAATTGAACCACTACCAACGTTTAAGTTAATAGAGCCAGTACTTGTTCCAATTGTTTGAGAACCACTTACACCAACACCACCACCAACATTAATATATCCGTTAATAGTTTGATTACCATTAAATGTATTAGAACCCGTTGTTGCGAAACTACCTGTCTCACTTTCCGTAACCCAACTGCCTGATTGTGAACCAATGGTTTGGAACTTAGCATTTGCTGAAGATGTGAAAGCGTTGTATCCACTATTGATAGTCAATTGTGATGCAGTAAATGCATTCACACTTGGATTCTCACCTGAAATAACATTTGTTAATCCACTACCATCACCATAGAAAAAAGATGCACTTACGTTACCTGTTATTAATTGATTACCTATGAAGGAGTTTGAACCAGTAGTTGCATAACTACCAGTCTTTGAATTAATACTTTGTAAAGTTGTATTCCAACTACCACTATTCGCAGTATATTCAGTTTGGTTTACTGTTGATTCTATTACATCCGTATTATATGTTCTTAATACCGCTGGTGTAATCTCACCTGCATTGTTATTAGGGAAACTCTGATTGTTTGCTACTACAAGAGCTTGTTTACTTAATTGAGGCATATTCTTTTTATTTCGTTGTTATATTATACCGGTTCTATTTGGAATCCGTCTGAGAAACCATTAGAGAAACTTCCTTTGTACATAAATGATGATTCTGTCTGTCCGATACCTTGTTGTATCAATGCACCTTTACAGCAATCAACACTATACGTATCCTTATCTATACAAAGACATGCTCTTCTACTATTCTTAGGAGAACTCAATCCACGTGTTGGACCGAAGTATACACCTGATGCGTTCTCTCTATTAACAGAATATCTTAAATTGCCACTGCGTGAGTTACTCCATTTTCCCATATCTTAATAACAACCTTTTCCAGAAATATAATTATAGTTAATTACCCATTCAACTAATTACCCATTTAACTAATTACCATTCTTCATCATATTCTC